TAGTAGGATGTTCATATTTTTTATTCAGACAGCCTATTTTTAGCTCAACCGCCTCAATCTCAGGCAACTCACCGCCCTCTTCTTTGGGCTTTATCACGACCGTGAGCAAATTTATTAAATCATCACCTATATAACGCATCCTATTTCTCCATTTATTTAAATATAGCTTAGGCTTTCCTTTTCGTCAAATCCTCATTCTTTGATAAAATAAAACGTATTTGGGTCGGGGTTTTGAGGCAAAGCATTAACAACCTGCATTTGAGAAGCGTTAAACTTACTGTCTATAATCGCTTGTCCAGCAGCGCTTAAATTCGACAAAGAAATGTTTGCGTATAAAGATAAATTACTATTCAATAGCTGAGTCCAATAAGTAGTATCACTAGGCAAATTACCAACATTATTATCCGTCTTTGAGGAATATACGGCGACACCGTTCGAACTTATAACCTTTACAATAGAACCAATATTGTATTCTACATCCGAGCCCCACTCGCTTATGCCTTCTTGTTGAGCATAGGCAATCTGGTAGGACAGCTCTCTCTGTACAGTATTCATATCCTCCACAAAAGGAGCATATCCCAATTCGATAGCGCTCTTCCATCCTTCACCATAAGCAGCGGTATTAATAGACTGAGCAACATTCGTCGTATAAACAGGCGATGTTTTCATTGTCCCAAAGACAGCAGTATCCTCCTGAGGAGCATTACCAGCAAAAATAGGTTGAGTGATTCTCGCTAATCTTGTCATTTTTAACCTCCAGTTGCAATATCAGCAGAAGAAAGCCATATAGCTTCTTGTTTGTTTCCATTTTCCGAAAAACCAACAGCTTCTGTAGAAGCATCCCCACGCTTGAAACCAAAATATTTTTGGTCCGGATTGGTTCTCGTGATAATATTTACACCAACCCCTAAAGGCGCTGGCAATAAATTCTCGTTTATTAAAACCCGTATAACATCCCCGAGCTCATTATTAAGGATATAAGTGATTGTCATATCCTTATTGTTATTCATCATTATAAGGCTGCCAAAATAATTAAATAAAGCATCATCAATATTTTTCATAGATGGGTATATGTTATTTTTTAATATCTTAAGCTTAAGCAATACTCTATACTTTTCATCGTTCTGGTTGTTTCTACCCAACCCCACAAAAGAGCCTATCATGTCGAGCTGAGCACCTTTTGCCGTATCTATATCAAAAGCAGACACGAGCTCACTCATTAAAGCATCTCCAGCCATACAGCTAACCCACTCGCCCACAGTGGCTGCAGCCTTAGGCTTATTATGGTACTGGATAATAAGCAAATTCTTATAATATTCTTGAATATCCTCAAGCTTCGTCATAAATAGCTACTCCAGAATGTTTATGTTTTCAGAACTTAAAACAAATTTATAATTATATCCGCTTGGCTCTACTAATTCAGACCAATTCTCTCCGTCTCCGCTTACCACTAAATCATAAGGAATTATGTTAGAATCAAAAGACTGGATTATGTTCGTGATTTGCAACGTATCAACCGACGTGTAGATTCCGGTGATAAGGTTAGAAACAATATAATTTTTTAGAGCCTCGTCGTCTATTTCTCCGTTGCCTTTATTTAGGTATCTGAACTTTATGTGTAAATTCTGATAAGAAGGTCTATCAAATCGTATGGTTTCTAGCTTTCCATTTAGTTTAGTTACTTCAACCTCGACCTCGCCACGCATACCACATCCAGCAGTTAGGTTGGTGTATATTGTCTCTGCAATATCTGAATTAGTACCACCTTCGACAATACACCAGACTGTATGTCCGGCAGTTCCAGTGCTATCCGTTAAGCTTGTTCTATTATCGTGAACATAAGCACCTGTAACCAGATTTATATTAAGAAGCTGAGCAAGCAATCCATCATCCTGACCGGTCGACCCTAAAGCACGAGACTTATTAAATCTTATATTGAATTGAGCATCTGTCTCACCTTCCTGCCCTACAATATAAGGAATCGTAGGATTATTTACCCCAGAAACGTTACCTATAACCGAAACCATGTTCGTTATGGTATTAGGCAATACCTCAATCGCTCCGACGTTCTGAGCCCTGAAAGCTAACAAATAAGAGCCGGCACTGTTGATATATTCAGTATTTAACAATATGAAATTATTGCCTATGTTATCAGAGACAGTGTACCCAGTTCCGTTTATATCCTCCGCAGCATCATCTAACCCCTGCAAAATACAAGGACCGGTCGTAGTGACTTCGACCTCGACAAAAGTAAACGCACTTGCTTTTCTTGTTAATCCAACTAATTTATAAAGATTGTCTTGAGGTATTCCCCTTACAGTTTCAGGATTAAATAGATTATACAAAGCAACGGCAAGCTCCAAAGTATCAATCTTTGACTGAGCTGCAATATTTATTAATTGACCGTCAGGAGTAGACTGCTCTACATTTATATCTTGCCCGTAGATATTTTTGAACGCATCTGTCAGATTACTGACAATCGTCTTTAAATCATCAATCTCAATTCCGTTTTCCGTAATCTGGTTAGCCATTATTCACCTCGATTGTATCATTATATGCTACTGAGTATATAGTATTTACAGAATAAGTCAAAACGAGCTCCCTCCTAGGATTTCTAAGCAATTCAATACTATTCAGTCTCGTGATTCCATCTGTCTGTAAAATAGTAGAGCTTATACTTCTCTTAAGCCTTTCCTCTAAATCGGAGCCCTTCCCCAATAAATTAAGCCAATCAATACCCTCGTTCATGGCAAAAAAACAATCATTTAGAAAGGAAAGCACTCGCGTCCTTACCATTTGCTGAATTTCGTCAATATTATTACGGTAACTTTGCTTTCCTTGCCCGAAAGTCCAGTCCCTATTATTGTCTATCGCCCTTACACTCATAATATAAAGCCCTCTAAAAAGCACCCAAAACAGAAACCAAAATAAAAGCCACAAACCCACTCCCCTAAGTTCCATGCCTTTTTGTCATAAGGAACGTGCTGAAAAGGCAGGCATATTTCATACCAGATAGGCATCAATAAACCGCAGAGCATTATATTTAATTTCTGAAAAAACAATCCCCAGAGAAAGCTCATAATTAACCCTGTGAGCATCATGCCAATAAAGCCAAAAACTTTAGGATATTGATAGAGGTAATGGACTTTACCTTTTCTGGTGAACTTTATGCTGTATAAAATGTCATCAATAAGCTCACACTCTTTGTCTTTCTCAGGGTCTAAAGTTCCACCATAAAGCATACGTCCTAAATACAACCCCCAGCCATACATTTGGTAACTCGCATAACAGGCAAGAAACCCTATCAAAAACCCCTCAAAGGTAAATCCGAACTTTAAGCATCCCACACAAGCAAAAAATACCGCAAACCAGACTTTGTTTAGAGGCACTTTCTTCCCGAAAACTCTTAGCCCTCCTCTTACTCTCCACAATAAAGACCCTAACAAGGCACATATTAAAATATTTATCATAGATTCCTCCATTAATGTGGTGTTGACGTGTTTCCGCCCATGCTATCAGTATGAGTATGCGCTTTTCCTGAAATGGTACCAGAAATACAATCCGATTCTGATGTGATGTTCCCCGTCGCATCTATCTTTCCTGTGATACTAAAATCCCCAGTCATTTCAATATCCCCAGTGATTGTTATTTTGTTACCCTCCATCTTCATTATAGCAGAGCCGTTCGTGATTTCAAGTGTTCCATCATCAAGCAATCTTATTTTTATGGCTCCGTTATTCAATACAACCCCTGACAAATCATAGGCGATTTTCTTCGGCAGACTATAAGGTCTCAGCTCGACAAATCCATCGGACATATCATGCTGCCTTCCGGTATTAGGCTCATAAGCCTCTCCAGTGGAATACCAGTTGTCTATATCCGTATCGTTGAAATGCACCAAACATTCGCACCCTACAATATTGCCAAAGGTGAGGCTTGAATTTATACCTCCATTTATAAGCAAAGGCATATCTGCAAGCTCAGTAATATCAAAAGTGTTTCCTTTATAAACACCTTTATCTAAAAGCTCCACATCTACGGTGAGCCTATCTGTATTTATTTTTTTGATTTTCCCGACCCTATGGCACTTAAATTTATCGCTAAGCTTCTCTGCAAGATAATTTAACGTCAAGCCAAGGTCGGGCTCCTCTGAATAAATTTTCTCATCCTTAATCATGACAGCTCCATTATTTGATTAAACAGCCTCTCGCTTATATCTAAGCTAAGCTTGGTGATACAACTTCCGCAAACAGCACCGCTTATAATCCCAGAGTGAGCAAACGCCATCACCTTATATGTTCCATTC